ATCCGAAGAAGAAATAGATGCTGTAATATTACCGGCATTAGTTTCGCCAGTTCCAGCAGTTGCAACCTTCATTCTAAAAACACGAATAAAAGTAGCAGTAGTTGTTACTGCCGACTGACCATTCATGGTTACAGTTTCTGTTTTTAGGTTGTAGTCACCATCCAAACCTTGAATTTCTACTGTACGAGCACCAGTGCCAGCAGATGTGTCCGATGTAGACGTCGAAACAACTGAAACAACAGCCGCAGATGACGGTAAGTTATTCGTACCAAGATCAGTAATGGGTTCATATGAAGAGCCAACCGAAGAGTTATAACCAAACTTATTGATATGCTCGGTGTTTATAACTTGGGCATTTGCAATTTGAATGCCCTGATGTTCTAGATATTGGCTTTTACCCATTGTTTTTTCCTATTAAGCGAACGCATCAGATGGATCGTCTGGCAATTCATTAAGTGTGCCCAATCTTCCTACTGCTACGCCAAAATGATCAGCTAGCTTTTTTGATTGGTTCCGATACTTATTATAGGCATCTAAAACTTTCTTCCGATCAGAGTTAGACATAGCATCAACCCATTTAATTAGTTCATCTCTTTTACCCAAAAGATCTTGAGCACGGTTTGACCTAAATGAACCATAAAAATTATTAATGGATTCATCATTTTTTGTAAATGCCTTACCCATCATATCAATCTGTTTTGATGTGGGTTTCCAGGTTTCTCTTTTCATCGTAAGTTCTGTGGGATCTGGAAATCCGTTTTTATTAAATACTGGAAAAAACAGTGAATTTTGTTCCAAAAATGTTTTAAACTTTTGCATGGTTGTTCCTCATGTTTACTTAGGTAACAGTATTTATATAAAAAATAAACCGAGGCATGTAAACTAAAAAAGCGCCTTATCGGCGCTTTTCTTTCTGCATTTGTTTCTCTTGCTTTTTGCGAAGTTGAGTATGATAATACTTCAAACCTTCTTGGCGCCGTTTTTCAACTTCTTGCGGATGATATGCTTTAGCAACATAATCAAATCCGTAGAATTTTCCCCATTCACCAAGAACTTCTGGGTGATGCCTGCGCATAGTCATATAGTTTCTCCTTGTTTAACTATGGATAAATAATACATCGTGTTTAACATTTTGTAAACACTAAAGCGAGGTAATATGCGACTTTTTGGCATTATGTTGCTAATTTTGTTGCCAATGGCCGGTACAGCTGGATGGTATGTAATAAATCTCCAAAGAGCTTTGGCCATTTCACAAGCCAATGAAGTAAAATTAGAACAGGCTGTGGCAACAAACGAAGCAACGATTGAATCAATGCGTAGAGATTATGCATTGCAAGCAGAACAGTTACAAGCAGTAAATAATGAATTTGCTGCAATTAGAGAACAGAACCAAAATCTAATCGGTAAACTAGAACGCCATGATATTGGTCTACTAGGAGTTGAAAAGCCTGGTTTAGTAGTCAGAATCATAAATAGAGCGACTGATAAAGCAAACAGGTGTTTTGAGATTCTGAGTGGCGCAGAGTTAACCGAAAAAGAATTGGAGGCAGAGAATGGGAACCAATTTAACAGCGAATGTCCTTGGTTGTTCACTCCTTCTACTCCTGAGTAGTGGTTGTTCTTTTCTTCAGAGTCCTTTTGCGGACATTAAAGAAATAGAAGTTACGGCCGAGCCAATTGCTCGGGCACCTTTAGTTTTACCAGATATAGATACTGTTTCTATGAAGGAAGTTGTGTGGTATATTATCACGCAAGATAACTTTGAAGAGGTGATAGCCGAGACTGAAGAAGCTGGTAAACCGCTGGCATTTTTTGCATTAACTGATGATGGATATGCTAATATCTCTATTAACTATCAGAATGCAAGACAAATTATTCAACAGCAGCAAGCTATCATTGCTGCTTATGAAGCTTACTATGTAGAATATGACCAAAATAATGAGGAAACTACAGAATGATCGCAGGTAAAGTATGGGGTGAGACTCAACTATTAGAAGCCAATGGTGCTTTAGAGTTTCATCGTATTGAGACAAACAAAGGTGGAGTTTGTTCTAAACATAAACACGAATTTAAGTGGAATGGTTTTTATGTTGAAAGCGGTTCTCTTCTTATTCGTGTTTGGCAAAATGATTACGATTTGATTGATGAAACCGTATTGCGTGCTGGTGATTGGACAAAAGTAAAACCTGGAGTTTATCACCAGTTTGAGTGCCTAGAAGATGCCGTAGCATTTGAAGTATATTGGGCAGAATTTAACCATAACGATATTGTACGAGAAACAGTAGGATACGTTGAATGAGAATAATTGCAGGACCTTGCCAATTCGAATCTCTAGTACAGAGTATTGGAATTGCAGAGGAGTGTAGTCGTGTTTGTAAACAACATGGCATTGATTATTATTTTAAGGCTAGCTATGATAAGGCTAATCGTACAAGCCTAGACGGTGAACGCGGTCTAGGTTTAAACACGACTATGAAGTACTTCAGGGAAATGAAGGCTCAAATCCCTGGATTGAAAATTTTGACTGATGTACATTCGGTCGAAGACATTAAAGTGATCGAACTTCACTACATGGATGTGGTTGATGTAATTCAGATTCCTGCATTTTTGTGCAGACAAACTGATTTACTTCGGGCCGCATGTGAGACTGGTCTTATTGTAAATGTAAAGAAAGGTCAGTTTTTATCACCGTGGGATATTGCACCTATTTTGCATAAATGCCATGATGCCAAAGAGTTATGGATCACGGAAAGAGGTACAAGTTTTGGCTACAATACACTTGTTAATGATTTCTGCGGCATGCAGCATTTGCTTGATTCCCTTGGGAAAGATTTTGTCTATGACGTTACCCATTCGGTACAAAAACCTGGGGCTAACGGTAACTCTAGTGGGGGTGATCGCAGTCTGGTCCCTGGCCTGGCTCGCGCTGGCAGTTCGCTCGGCATCAGCAGCTTCTTTTTAGAAGTACATCCTAATCCTGAGTCAGCTGCAAGTGATGGACCAAATTCGCTTTACTTAAGAGACTTTGAAAAGGTAGTTAGTGATATTGTAAAATACCATTATGAACCTGAAGATGAAGTTCAAAAGGTGACTGTTGAGGAATTAGATGTCTTTGAAATGTCAGATCTAGAATATTCTTCATACCATCCAAAAGAAAATGAGGAAGAACTCACCGAAAAATAGTTATTTACAAATTTAAGTATTTGTGATATAATTTGGTAGTACACCGGGGGGTGAGGCAGTATACATGCATTATTTTGAATTAGATCCTGCTGATAATATCTTTAAAACATTATCAATACAGACTACTTATAAATGTCAAATGAACTGTGCCAATTGTTATCTCGGTGATATGCTGAATAACGATAATCTGCCTAACCTAGACCCGCATCGATTTTATGAAGTTCTTAAGCAATTGCCATATAGAACTGATATTAGATTTATCGGTGCTGAACCTACAATGAATCCTCACCTAATTGATTTAATCAAAGGTACTAGGTTGCATGGTCATCGGCCTTCGTTATTAACAAATGGTTTAAGACTTCGTAAAGAGGATTATACCCAGCAATTAAAAGCAGCTGGACTTAATATGCTTGGATTGAGCATGAATGGTGGATTAGATGATGACGTTTATCAGGAATTTGATAACGGTAAATATGCTAAATCAAAATCAATAGCATTGGATAATTGTTTTAAGCATAATATATTACCGCATGTTAATGTCATTATTGATCCAACTAATATTCATGTTATTCCTGATTTAATTGATTACATTGTCGAATGCGCATTAAAATACGGTAGAAAATTTAGTAAAGTAAGATTTCCTGTCATGCTAAGACTTAAGTCTATTGGCAAAATGGGTAATTACAGAGACACTCATACTTATACACTTAATGAGATGGTCGATGTGATGTCTCAATGGCATGACGTAAAAAGTACAAACATTGTTGATGGCTACGAAGAAAAACGATCTTTGATATATCCGTTCGAAACTAAAGCCGGAACGATGTATTGTAAATTGACTGACTGGACAGTCGACGATGATGGTGTTCCAGATGCAAATAGTGGTCGTCGTGGAATTTTAACAGACAACTATAAACTAGCACCATTTTTTGAATATTACGCAAAGCATCACAATGAAGGATTATAATAGAACTTGGCACTTAAAAATTGATGTTAACGAAGTAATTGACATTATTAATGAAGGTCAAGACAATTTCTTCTGTCCGTTTTCTAATCTTGCTAGCTATTTGAATATCTACCAAGGAAGAGATTGCGACGTACAGTTTTATAATTTGCAGCATTGCGATTACACCGGCGAACCTAGTAAAGAAGGTGAGCGGTACATCAGATATTTGATGTCTGTTGAAAAGAAACAGAATAAAACTAAGACTTATAATTTTTTGAAAACTGGATTCGATCGTTTTACAGTTGAAACAAACGAAGAAAACTTTAGATTGCCTGATGATAATCCAAAGGTTGTAAAACTACTAAATAAGCTAAAGACTATGTGGGGATATGATGCATCGTCTAGGCCAAGCGGTGATATCTTTAGAGCGCGAATCGTAAAGCTTCCGGCCGGTGGCACTATGCCATACCATAGAGACGAAACATCGAATAATAATATTAGGGTGATTTGTCCTATTATTACTAATGATGATGTACTTAGCGGATTTAGAGATAAAGACGGCGAAAGATTTTACAAACTGCCTGCAACTGGTCATTTCTATCATTTTGATGATCACAAAATTGAGCATGCAGTATTTAATTATTCAAATCAAGACCGATATGCACTTATTTTTACTGTGAAAAATATAGATAGTATGAAAGAGTGGGATAGAGGCTACTACAAGAATAAACAATTTTGGAAGGCATGGAGCCATGGAGTTTAAACAAGTAACAGATAAAGCCGCAGCAAAATTTTTGTTTACGCAGGCTTATTTGACTGACGACGGAAATGCAAACAATTATTCGCCAGAACAGTTTGAAGAAAGCTGGAATAAATGGCTTGGATTCTTTACCCTGTCTGATGGCGATAAGGTAGTTGCATTCTGTGGTGTAAGAGATTTTGGTGACTACGCGCGAATCTTTGACAGATATTTTGTCGTACCAGATACTAGACAAGATGGTCTAGGAAATAACCAATACGTTCTTGATATTATCAATCCGATTCTAGAACATGTTGGAGGTAAAATTCCATTCTTCTCGATCGAAGGTGAAGATCGCAGAAATACGATGGAAAAAACAATCGAAGTAATCAACGGTTGTTTAGATGAAGATAAGCAATTTCATCTTCTTGATGGTATGCATGAAACTGTACCAGGCAGTTGGCAGAATATTGCTATTCAAAAGCCCCACGATACATTTAAAATATAAGGTGGCAGGATTACTCCATACCACCTTATTATTTAGATTAGAAGCTGAATGATGCCATTACAGTGACGTCACCCAAGGTGTTGTCTGTCAAATCCCAGGTTGTAGCCATTGACAAATCAATGTCTGACCACATGCCGATGTCCAAGGTGTAAGCTGCACCAAGGTCAATCAGTGGAAGCGCATCAATATCTGGCATGATAAACTCACCATTTGTAGCGTCCCACAAATCGAAAGTCATGCCAGCAGAAATATCTACACCATTGAAATTGTAAGCCAATTCTGGAGCAGCTGTGATTGCACCAATGTCAGTATCGACATTGTATGCTGTGTTAACTGTAGCACCTAGTGAAATACCAGCGCCAAGTTCAAGTGCCATTGCAGAGCCAGCCATTGCTGTCATTGCTGCTGCGGCGATAAGGGTTTTCATACGTATGTTCCTTTAATTAAAAACCGTTATAACAAAATGCCACTTTTCTGTTCCAAGGGAAGTGGCCACCCCGTGAGATTATGCCGCTAGGCGAACCTCAGGAGCAAAGTTATCGTTTGCAACTATTATCGTGTTCTCTCAGATAAGCTACTTACTACCAGTCGATCCTATTTCGTCCCCATCATAAAAACACCCAAAAAGATGTGCTTATGGTGGAGACGGCGGGTACTGCCCCCGCGTCCTGTATAGCTTTTGTCGAATCCTCAACAAGAACGTGATTATTTATTATACCAAAGATTTTAAGAAATGTAAATAGTTTTTGGTATAAATACTTTCATAATGAGTAGCCTGAAAGGTAATATGTATGCGTAAGCTTTTAGCTTCCGTGGCGAGTTTGATGATTTCATTATCGGCTTTTGCACAATCGGATCCAATTATAACCGAGAGTTACAACGAAAGTACTGTGACTTCAAATAGTGATTCAACTACAACCGTTGTATCACCACCACCGTCCGCTATATCACCAACTATCAATACTGCAAATTCTGATCTTTGTACGTTTGGTGTTGCAGGAGCGGTGCAAACACAGATTCTAGGTATTTCAGCTGGTTCAACAATTCGAGATATGAATTGTGAGAAACTAAAAAACGCGAAAACCTTATACGATATGGGCATGAAAGTTGCTGCTGTATCGGTAATGTGCCAAGATCCACGAGTATTTCAAGCAATGATGGATGCTGGAACTCCATGTCCATTTGATGGAATGATTGGTCAGCAAGCAAAAGATGCATGGAATAATCCTGAGAATGTAGCATTAAGACCAGATGCAAATAGTGGTGCTGCAATTCCGTTAGGTAATTTAAATGAAGAAACTACATCTACACTCATTGGTGCTGGCGTCGTCGCTGGTCTTTTGTTCTTCCTCTTACAGTGAGACACTTTATGGTGGCACAGATAATGCTGCCGTAAATGGATTAAATTGGGTAATGGGAGATGTTCTTCCTGATTACTCGGCTCCGCATATTTCGCTTGAGGTTAATGGACTGTCATACTATTATGTTATGACAAAAGATGAGAACGAAGATGTAGTAGTTTATATTCGCAATGAAGATGCCGTAAACGGTGGGTATATTTTTGAAGAAGTTGATGACTGGAGTGGAATTCCAGGAAATTCAATCTTCAGATATTTTACTTTTCCTGAAGTCGATGCAAATCGATGGGGAAATGGAGAAATATATGTCGATGGCAATGGAGTAATCTCAGATCCATCGGTAATTTATTTCTATAAAATGGATATTGGCGAACAAGCAGTAATATGCACGAATCCGCTTGTTAGTCCTGAATGTCCAGGATATATGGATGCTTTATATGATTATCTAAAAGATTTGGAAGATCTATCTGCTGATGATCCATACTATGATGAATGGGTACAAATACAATTAGAGCGTGAAGCAGAACTTGATGAAGACGAAATAACTATAGATACTAATGAAGAAGAAAATATAGAAGAAGAATTCGAGGGAAGACTGCGTGTCGACCCTGAGGTTGGAGGATTAGTTGATACCCCTATACAGGATGCAATATTATTTGAATTGAGTGGCCAACCAACAATTATTCCATATTATGGTGTAACAATTTACGGTGGAGAATACCAAGAATCGTTAACATTGACCGATACATTATTGCCAGATAATAACAGAGCGTTGAGAGATTTGGCCTCAGACGGCACACACAGAACAATGGTTCGCTCACAATACGATAGAGAACAATAGGAGATATAATGTTCAAGAATATTCTTATGGTGGGTGTGGCCGCAACAGTTGCATCCATCGCCGGTGCGGATAACGTTCCGATTTCCGGTAATGTTTCATCTAAGTGTACAATTTACACTGATACGGTGGGTGTTTATGGGAACCCTAACCCTGATACTCTTAGCACTAGTCCTTTTGATGGCGGTGTATTGCCTGTCGTGAGATACGACGTAACAATTGCTGATTACTATACAGCCAAAATTGCATGGCCAAACTCATTCTCGTCTGCTCCAACTTTAACTGATGCAGTAACATGGGATGGCGAGGTGCAAGTTAGTCAGGTTTCTGATGTAGCTATGTCAGACTACGAGACTTACAAAGTTGAGTATGATAATGTTACAGAATATGATTTGACACAGTCTGGTTCAGTTTGGTTTAAGATTGAATCTTCTGTGACTTATGGTTATGGCAAATCACTTCCGGGTGGTGAATATACAGCAAACGTGACAGCAGAATGTATCGCAAACTAATTAGTACTTTGGCAGCGGCACTCATTAGTAGTGCCGCTTTCGCCCATGAATGGACACCAACTTATCCAAAATTCGAGTCTTCGTATATGGATGGCGTTTTAATGACTACTATGACGCTATTCAATAAACGAGAAGATATATCATATTATGAGATAAGTATTTTTGATAGCGAATGGAATCCTATAGAATTTGCTGCGGCAGAAAGATTAATCAATGTAAAATATACCGAGCGAAAAAATATTGATCTTTATGTGCGGGCTAGCGATGTAGACAAGATTGAATACATATGTTCGTTATCAAAAATATTGAGTAGTGACGTTGAAACATCTGGTTTAGCCACTAAAATATGTTCAAGGGTGAAATAATCATGGATCGTTATAGCAGATTGTTAGCTTTAAGTGGAATTCTAATGGTTTTGTTAGTATTTTGCTTTCTTAGTAAGGTAGCCAATGGACAGTCTAGTTCACTTAATCTCCAATTACCCAACGCAGCTGGCAATTATCAGTCTGATAGTTTTAGAACTGGTGATTTGGATTGCTCTATGGCAATTGGATCGGCCACGAACTTAGAGTTTGGTGTAACAGGTATTATAAATAATGGTTACATAAACAACTATGGAGCTTACATCAATGGTCAACGTGTAGGTGATATTGGTTTGTATGCAAGGATTATTATTCCATTGGGTGCAACTCCAGGATCTCGCATTGATTGTAATAGGCTTTATGAGTTGGAATTGCAAAAACAATCATTAGAGTTGATGAGGCTGGAAGCAGAAGTTCGCAGGCTTAGAGCTCTACAGTTCGAGAATTAAAATGGCTATTACATATACATGGACAATTGATAATACCCATCGCCTTACGTCAGATGGCGGTATCGTAAAAATCGATTGGACTTTTTCTGGAAATGACAGCCCTGACACACATTCTATTTCTGGTATTACTAAGCTATCTCCAGATCCTTCTGCTCCAGACTTCATTTCATATGACAGTGTTACTGAACAAAATTGTTTGACGTGGGTAAAAGAATCCCTAGACTCTTCGGCATATCGTAAATTAATTGAAAATAAGATTAACGAAAAGAAAAGCCTGATTTCAACAGGCAAACCATGGGAAGCCTAATGTTAAAATTTAAAGCATTCATTGCTTCATCCGTAGTTGCTGGTATGGCAGTCGCAGAAGAAACTAAACTTCAGCCGCTTAGCATTCGCAACAATAATCCAGGCAATATTAAAATCAGCGGTGACACGTGGGATGGTTCTTCGGGTAACGATGGAACATATGTCACATTTAATAGCCCAGAATTTGGCGCAAGGGCCATGGCGAAGTTATTGAATAACTATCAAACTAAGCACGGACTAAACACTGTGGCTGGTATGATTAACCGCTGGGCACCGCCAAGCGAAAACGACACATCTACATATGCTTCAACTGTTGCTAGCCGTATGGGTATAGGTGTGAATGATGTAATTGATTTCTCACAAGATCGTGGTAAATTGAAGTCAATGATGCGTCATATGATTGACTATGAAGGTGGTACTCCAGCAAAAACTTATTATACTGATGAAATTATTAATAAAGGCGTAAACTTGGCAGCTCCTATGCCAACGCCAGCTTTACGGCCGGCTGCTCCTGCAACAAAACCAAAGGTATAGTCACATGCTAGGGTTTAAAGAATATATTAATGAAGATGTTCTTGGTGCAAGAGTTTTTAGAAGACTAAAGCGCAAGAAGGCTAATGTTGAACAGGCCAAACAAGAACTTGTACAATATATGAAAGATAATCCTGATATGGTTAGGCGCCATGGTATTAGATACCTTGCGTCTTTGATTGCTCGCAAATATGATAATATCGAAAGCGATAAGCTTGTTGAATTAATTACAGGCGAAAAGCGAAAGAAGTGGAGCAGGGCAATGGCAGAAGAATCTAGTGCCATAAGCCGTTTCCGCGCTCAACAAGGAGTTGGTACAGAAGCATTGCTAGCAAAAGGTGCTGTTAGTAAACATAGCGTTCAGCAAGCATTAGATAAAGCTAGACAATTGCAACAAGAAATTGAATCTCAAATGTTGAAATTGGATTTGGACAACTACTTTATGAATAAGCGTAAGCCGATTGTAGATTTAGGTTACACTGATCAATATGGACGTGCTACGCCAGTTTAGGATAGAATAATGGCAGAAATTGAATTTGGTGGAATGACCTTCAAAGGCGGACGTATGGTCGCCGTCTTTGCTGCACTGTCAACTCTTGGCGGTGCCGCATGGGGTGGTTTTGAAATTTATAAAGATTACATGGATATGAAAGAGATTATCCAGAATATCGATATAGATGAAATCAATGCAGCGAATACATTGCAGATTCAAAAGCTGAATGATGCAATTGATTACACTCGCGATATCAAGGATGATCTACGGCAAGACATTATCAAAATTGATGAGCGCATCGATTATATAGATAATGTTGTAAGGGAACTTCGTACTGATTTGACGAATCGTGCAGATGTATCAGAGGATCGCATTCGCGCTACTCAAACAACTATTGAAGCAACCTTACAAGAAATTAGAGATGAAATGAGTGAACTGCAGCGTGATGTTACTAGTAGCATCCGTGAAGTAGAATCAACCGTACGTGCCTCTGAAAAGGATGTTCGTGATACACTACGTACTACGACTTTAGATCTTGAAGCAGATATGGATAAACTAGAAACTGATTTGAAAGAAACTATTCAAGAGGCATTAGATAACCCACTAACCAACTAAATTGGAGGTACTTATGGAAAGAGCAGAACGAATTCACAAAACGATTTCGGCTCGTAAGCGAAGAGAATACACCAACGAAATAGTTGAGGAACGTAGAGAAAACTACTACAGCAAAATGAGACGACTTCGAAAGAAGAAGACCAAACATTAGTATTCAAGGTGCTTATGAGCTTCGAAAAATTGCTGTGGAGTCTAATGGACGGATTGCTGCGGATATTGGCAGCAGTCCTTCTGTTGCCATTACTTATGTTAACACCAGCGGTACTGTTTCTTAGTTGGTTGATTCCGCGTCTGGAATACATGCTCGACCAAAAACAGAAAAAACCAAACTGAATTGATATTATGAAAACATTTATTGCTGCACTTGATCAAAGTGGTGGTTCAACACCGCTAACACTAAAAAATTACGGTATTGAAGTTGATGATGATACTTCTACCGAAGATATGATGAATGAGATTCATGCGATGAGAATGCGCATAGTCAATTCACCATCATTTACCAACGATCATATTGATACTGCTATCATATTTGAAGATAGTATGCACAGAGGACTTTCTAAGCCACTAAGGCATAAAGGAATCAAGACTTATTTAAAAGTCGATAAGGGTATGAATATTGATGGCACGATGAAAGACTTTGATCTTGATATCTTAAAAACTGCCAAAACTGAATATGGAATTACTGGTACTAAAATGCGATCAGTAATCCATACAGAAAATGATGTTGGTAAGATTCTAGATCAACAATACGAGTACGCATACGAAATTAAACGTATGGGTTATACTCCGATTATGGAACCAGAAATCTCCATTGATAATCCAAATAAAGGTATCATTGAACTTTCGTTGGAATACCTACTTGATAAAATAGATTTGTCTGGTATAATCGTAAAAGTGACTTTACCTTCAAGCGCTAGTAGATATTCTAACGTCAAAGCAAAAAGAATTGTTGGATTGTCTGGTGGCTATCCGCTTCAGAAGTCTATTGCTCGTTTGGAAAGATGTCCACATATTGATGCATCGTTTAGTCGTGCATTATTAGAAGGATTAAGGCACGATATGTCTGACGCAGCTTTTGATATAAAACTTAGACAGAATGTTTATTCTATCTACAAAAGAAAAACGGGGAGCAATTAAGCTCCCCGCTTCTGCTACACTGGCAGTGTCTCTATATTAGTTAGGAATTTCTGAATTAATTCCTTGAATGTACCAGTCCATGGTAACAAGTGCTGGATAATCAGCCAGATGCTCTGCTCCATTTGCACAATCTTCTGGAACTGAACCGTCTTGCTTCAATAGACCTTCACATGGGAATGAATGGCGTTCACCGCTAGCAAGAGCTGCTTCCAAAGCCATAGCCTCTGCTACTAGTTCTGCACCCATAGCTGCTTCGTTATAGCTTTCTAGTGCAACCATACCTACTTCGCCGCCTTTACCGTCTTTAGTAAAGCCCCACCAAGTATCTTCGGATGACCAAGTTCCATCCATAACATCTGCTACTCGGTCCACATAGTAAGTATCCCAATCATCTACGATTGATACCAAGTGAGCATTTGGACCGAACCGTGCCATGTTCGACGCTTGGCCGAATGCATATACACCATTCGCTTCTGCCATCTGTACTGGTGCAGGTGAGTCTGTATGTTGAACAATAATGTCTGCACCGTTATCGATCAGATCTTGAGCTGCAGCTGCTTCTTTAGCTGGATCAAACCAGGTGAATACCCAACGAATGTCAACTTCTACATCTGGATTATGCTTCTGTGCTTCTAGCATGAATGCATTAATACCACGAATAACTTCTGGAATTGGGAATGATGCAATGTAACCGATCTTATTTGTTTCGGTCATTTTAGCAGCAATCAAACCTTCAACTACCCGAGCTTCATAGAAACGTGCTGAGTAAGTAGATACGTTATCAGATTCACGTAGGAATCCTGTAGCATGTTCGAATACTACATCTGGATAACTTGCCGCAACTTCATTCGTTGGTCCCATATAACCAAATGAAGTAGTAAAAATAATGTCGTGACCGGTTTCTGCCAAGTCAGTGATTGCATCGATTGCAGCAGGACCTTCTGACACCATTTCAAGATAGGTTGTTTCAACATCATCGCCAAATGCTTCTTCTACAGCAAGACGACCAACATCATGACGATAAGTCCAACCCAAATCTCCGATAGGACCTACATAAACAAATCCAACTTTAGTTGGATCTGCATTAGCAACCGATGATTGGAAGAAAGCATATGCTCCCAAACCTAAACCAATCGCTAGTGCCGCTGAACCGGCAACAATGTTTTTTAGCATTAAAATACTACTCCATGCGTTAATGTTAAAAAATAAAAGAGGTGTCATATTGTCACACCTCTCTAAATTATATATTAGTATTCATTAAGATCTTCGCGGTCATGCATGGCAAGTGCGATAAGACCATAGTGAATAACTTTCATTAGATCGGCTCGATTATAACCTTGTTTCTTACCGTATCGTTGGCAATATTTAATCACATTGCCTAGGGCAAAGCCCATTCCGTGGCCCATATCTTCAATAATCTCGGTAGACTGATATTGAGATTGCGAATAGTGGGCATCATAAGTGCTATCGATATATTCCCGCATTTCGTCAAGAAGCTCACCTTCGTTAAAGGCATAGTCAATCTTGTTGTAAACTCCAGGACCATCGCCGTCAACCCAATCGTATGGATCAGGCTCATGGAATTCTAAGTCTCTAATTAGTTCATCGACAGTGTCGATCTTTTTATCTACATAATTTCTATGTTCAAGAGGCATTTTTATATCGCTCCCATACTTTCATATCATTCTGAATAATATCGTATTCATTAATAGCTTCAGTGACTATAGGGTTGGTTTCACCAAATGTTTCGTTTGCGGCAGTAATAAAATCATTACGTTCACTATTAAAAAACATACACGCAAATTCTACTGCATCTGTCATATTAACAATTCTCCACTACTAAGCTTGGTGGACCAGGGCGAAGATGGTCCAACTCAAAAATATAATACATTTCACGGATAGTTTGTGCATCGCGTGAAGGTCCTTCGCCCTCTGCATCAAAAGAGTAAACGTCTTCTGCTGTATCCTCAACGAGTCTGTCGTATTTTTCAAGGATATATTCAACTGCTTCATTATATGTCAAAGCACCTGATGTATTCATTTGAATAGCACTGCCATCGGTGAGGTTCATCATTACGTTAAAACGTTTTTCGGTCATATCAAATACTCCTTACGCTACTACCGCTACTACATGATAAGCTTCTTTAGCAACATCCATCATGTACTGCTTGTCGTCGTCCTCTAGGCTATCCATTTCAACAAGCTTTTCTTTAAGCTCTGCCAGCTTAGCAGCGATAAACTCGTTAGCTTTTTCTACTGCATCAAAGCGACCGTAATCACGGTAGTCTTCACCCCATGCATCAGTGTAAGTGTATGCGCGAACTTCAAACTGCTTAGTCATAACCATATTCCTCTGTTTGGTTTATGATTATCTTATATCATGTGCAATATTGATTGTAAACAGCTAAAGTGCTAATAATTGCTAATTGAGGGAAATATTTTTGAAATTACTTTTGCACATTCAATTGCAATCTCGCGATGCTCTTTCTGAGTACCGTTATCTGAACGCAATTCAATATAATGAATCCAAGAGCGAAGTGTACCATTAGCGTATAGACGTGATTTGGTATTACCTTCAGGAAGCACTGCTCGTGCTTGTTCCTTAGCAATACCCTGTTCAATTGCCCACTTATATGCTTCTTTGGACGCATTGATTACTTTTTGCTGCTGCAACCACCATTCTTCCTGTAGTCGAACATCATCGATCTCTACAGAGTTCTGACGGTTTTTCTGATCTTGCAAACGTGCTTCTCGAAGTACAAAGTTATCAGACAAATCACGAATATCTGCATACCGCTGACTAAACTCTTGGAAAGAGAAAGAACGATGGCGTAAGAACTGACGAGCAATGTCGCGTGTTGTTTCAATTTCTAAACATACAGAAACCATTTCAAATGGTGACCAGTGCTTATGCTTCACAAGATAGTTTAGTAGACGTTCAGCTGTTTCGTTATTAATTTGATTTGACGGATTAGAAACCCGAGCGCAATATGCAACCAGGTCCTGGATATTTTCAACGCCTTCAAATTCATCGTGCGGTGTTGAGTAAGAGATTAGTTTTACGCTCATGTTATATTGCTCCACGTCTTCAATTTGTTTTTCTTACTAGTTTCTGCATTTTTCAATTCGTCTTGTTCTATACTAAGATTTTCGACAGTCAAGTTTATCATGCAAAGTAGATCGCCAAGTTCTTTGGTGAGATTATCTATGTCGTTGCCAAACCGTAGAATTTTACTACATTCTTGGATAACCTCACCGCATTCTTCCATTAGAATAACTAAGGTCTCTTCCTTTACATTCATTCTTCTTGTTCCCAAAAGCGACTATGCTTACTTGCCAAATCTAACATGCTATCTGGATATCCATTTTCTGTCAAGTATTTTCTAAATTCCATATCGTTGCCTGTACATTTTTCTGGAATAGGTTTTGGAAATCCATAACGCCAACCGCTAGGAGGATCGCATATCAATTTCATCATAATTTAAAATCCTTAAACTTAGACATTTGATCATGTGTATCAGACTTATCAAAGACAGGAGTATCGTCAGTTAACGTTTGCGCGTTAGCATCAACATCAAACAACCGCATGCGAGATCGGTCAATGCCCACAACAAATCGCTTATGAAACGTGGGATCGTTATAGCGATTTTTAAGCTGTTTAACCATGATCTGGTTTTGTTGCTCGAGTTCTTCTGTTGAGATGAGGGCGAACATGAGGTCTGCTGTAGCGGGTAGTCCAAAAGATTCGGAGGTATCTTCAAGCCCAACATCCGAGTTAGAATAACCACTGCGAGTCGTCTGCGTCGCACTGAAAACTGGTACGTCGAATTCAACTGCAAGTCCACGTAGTTCTTCAGCAATTGCCTTAATGTAAGTGTAGGAATTGATCGATCCTCCCATAGCTTTCATCCGTGAGCTAGCACAGATATTAAGATAGTCCACGAAAATGATATCAGGAACGAATTGTTTCTTAAGCTTCAATTCATTTAGCAACGCACGAAAATGACCAGCATGAGCAGAGCCAGTAGGATATTCTTTTACAACCAATCGACCTGTTGTCTTTCGTGCTAAATCAGCAACTTTAGTCGTAAACATATCTTTGGACATTTTGTCCAGCTGATCAATAGGAACATTTAACAAGTTAGCATCGATACGTTCAGCAATTCGTTCTTCTGCCATTTCCATGGTAATATAAAGAACATTGTTGCCTTCGGTAAGAGCTGCAGCACCAACATGACACATGAATAGTGATTTACCAACACCTGTGCCGGCCAAAGCAATATTCAATGTTTTGTTAGGAATGCCACCTTTAGTGATTGAATTAAATAATTCAAGATCGAATGGAATTCGACTCTCTTCACGATGGTAGAACTCATAACGTTCTTCTGCGTTACCAATATAATCGTGACCCACATTAGTATCAAATGCAACACCCAACGCTTTGGTCAAAAGCTCAGGCAAAGCATTCTTGGTCAAGGTGTCATGCTTACCATCAATGATAGTAATAGACTCCATGACCGCATTGTAGATGGCACGATCTTGGCACCATTTTTCTGTGTTTTCCATAAGCCATTGTTCATCGACTTGATCACCATCAAATAGTGTCTGTGCGATATCAACGGCCGTAGTAAACTGTTCGCTTGATAAATTTGAGTGTTCATTAAGTTCAACTAAGAATGACTCCTTAGTTGGTAGCTTATTGTATTTAGCAACAAATTTACCGGCTTCTTTGAACAGTGTGCGGTATGGCCCTTCAAAATATTCAGGTTTAATGAAGGGCAAAACCTTGCGCATATAATCTTCATCAGTTAGAAGATGGCGCAAGATTGTTTGTTCAATCCTCAGGTTCAAACTCAATTTCTTCTCCAGTATCAGCGTCGCGTGCTTTCATATAGCCTTCTTCAAGGCCAGCTGTAATAACAGATACAAGAATATCAGCTACGTGTTCTTGTAGATCTACATTATCTGTATTAACATACAACGGATCTGGAGTTTCTAACACATTAAAATTGAAAGACATGTGTTCTTCATCATCTAATCTAACGGTGTCAATATGAATAACACTTTCGATAAAGTCACCCTGCAAAACTCTGATTGCCCATGAGTCTTCAACACTAGCATGGGTAATCAGCTCATAATCAATACCATCTTTCAACATTATTCGTCCTCAATATCAATACTTTCACCACCGCCAATTTGGTAGCAACGCTTAATATAGTCTTTGAAATCGGTACCGTTTATAATTGGTTCCCAGAATTCCTCTTCTCTAGTTTGTTTTTCTCTGACCTTGGGATCGAGTAATTCACCAGTGTCCCGATCAACACGACAATACCACCCGTTACTAGGCTTAGCAACATATTTACCAGCCAAAGCAATATCCAAAAGACCAGACCAATGCTCGACGCCACCTTCCCAAGAAACTGAGATAGGAATTTTTGACTTTTCTTTAACATATCGTGATTTCTCTACGTTGATAACAAAGTCATACCCAGTTACTTCGGTACCAGTTTTATTCTGGCGACGACCAAGAATCCAAATATTATCGGCAGAATAATAAATGCCTGTACCACCAGATACAACTGCCTTAGGGAACAAACCAATCTCTTGGTAAGTATGGTTAATCGCCACTAGTGGAATATTCTTCATATTGAGATATGGTGTTGCCATACGGAAAAGACCTTTAAGTGCTTTTGCGCGTGACATATCGGCAACTGATTTCTCATTGATAGCATCTTCAAGTTCTTTCTTAGATGCCAGGTTACCTACAGAATCAATAACAATAATAACTTTATCGTCACGATCCAAAGCTTCCATTTGAGCAATCATATCAAATTTTAGTTCTTCGACATTTGTAATAGGAGTATGAAGAACACGACCGGGATCGATACCATATTGCTTAAAGTAACTCTGAGGTGAACCAAATTCAGAGTCATAAAATAGAATCACTGCATCATCATATTTTTTCAAATATGCTGCAGCCATAATTAATGCAAAGGATGTCTTAAAGTGTTTTGATGGTCCTGCAAGGACAGTAAGGCCAGGTGCCAAACCACCATCAACGTCACCTGACAAAGCAACGTTGATCATAGGAACATCAGTAGGAATCATATCCTTGTCATTAAAAAACTTAGAATCAGAAAGAACATCAGTCGTCTTAATCTTACTGTTCTTTTTCAACTTATCCATAATGGACATACATTATCTCCTGTATTGTTTAAAGTATTATACAAAATTATGAGGCAAATGTATACAGTTTATGATCGATGATTTCGATGAATATTGTTGATAGATCTAATAGACCTAAGTAGTGGCAAATCAGAATCCATGCGCCTAGCAAATGATACGAATGCTGAAGTGTCTTTAGGCAGACAATGACCACCCCAACCAAACTTACCGTCATATCCTGGTACTTGATTGTGTGAATGACCAATGCGTGGATCAACACCTAATGCAAAAACGGTTGCATCATAGTCCAACTCAGGATTTGCGTCTTTCATTAGATTGTATAAATCGTTAAAGAAAGTTACTCGCATTGCCAGGAATGAATTCTCTGCGTACTTGACATATCCAGCTTCGACAATATCAATAGAAACAGTAGTCTCTAGATTAATACACTTTTTAAAGGTCCGAATCCAATAGTTACATTCAGGCTCAAACCCGCCGATAATCATTTTATCTTCTGCAAGAAAGTCTTCGACAGAATGACGACCACGCAAAAACTCAGGTGAGAATGCTACGTTTGGATATACAGTTTTGAAGAATTGAAGCGTTGGAATATCAGTAGTAGATTTAATAAGAATTGGTTTATCTGTACCAATGGTTTCTACTGTACTAATTACGATAGAATCATTGCAACTACCATCCCCACGCTGTGGTGTAGGAACACACACGACTGCTGCATCACATGTTTCCATCATAGTACTTAGATCTTGATCGTATTCTTCATACGCAGGATCTACAATGTCATAATCAATTTCATCACATTGATCAAACGCTGCAGCCATTGCCTTACCGACATAGCCGTAACCAATAATACCAATTTTCATTTTATCCGCTCACATATTCATCAGATGCTGGACGATACCATATTTTCTGATTATGGATTTTGCCCAATAGTTGTTGTATTTTATCTATATCACCGTCATAAGATCTTAATGCTTTTTCGATTAGATCTATATCTTTTACCGATAATTCAAAGTGCGTAGAGTATTTTCTTGCCATTACACCATAAACTCCTCTAATTGTGCACCTTTTTCAGGTGGTTTTCCTTGCCTCTGCTCCCAGCCAGATTCCCAACCAGACGCGTTAGCGATCGTTGATGGAATATGATCAAATGTACCATTACCTCGTGGCACATAGTTTTGACCAAACCGCACGAAGTCACACATTACATCTTCAAGATCTTTAGGCCGGCCACCTGTTTTTTCACGAAGTAAATCCATGAAATCATCTTGCTTCCATCCTGACGACAGGCGCTTCATACAACGTACTGCGTTATTTCCCATGTAGGTATGACTGTCAACATCCGTATGCTCTGGATAATAATCAGAACAATCCATACTAAACGCAGCATATACAAAATTAAACTTCCTGTGCCCGACCTCTTTATTGTAGCCATTTAAGAAATCAACAATTTCTTTATGACCACGTTTTTTCTGCGTCTTAAAATCAATAAATCGATCTAATAAAGACGGCAATTCCTTTGCCATAAAGTCTACATTAGAGACTCCCTTTCTTGGCGCTGGTGGTTGGTTTCCAATAGAAGTAAACATAGCCTTGCCGCTAGCCTTGGTTTTAACAAGGTCTTCAGCCATGTCTTGAACATCTCTATGTTTACCCCAGTACTGAACAATATTATTTCTATAACCATGATCGTTCTCGAACGATGCCCCTGATCCCATTACTCGATGGCACATAAAGGTATATAGCCATTCTTTCATAGTCCAGTTGATATTATCATTAGACTTATTTAGTGCACGGCGTTCTTTATTTTGCCACCGCCATTTAGGTGTTTTAGATCCAAACCATAGATCCTGCAGGACATTAGAAAATCCTGCTGCATTTCTTGTTTTACAATCGTAAATATCGATCTTTTGCATTAAAGGATCGTTGATCGCTTTATTAGCTTCTGGACCTTCATAATCTAAATCGCCCCAGTTTACATTATCTTGTAGCCATCCGGCTTTTGGATAATAATAATTGACTAGGACGTCAATCGCTTCTTCATTAATCCACATTCTTTGGCCATTCTCTAAATGAGTCAATTTCATTAGGTAGGTTTAAGTTCTGTAGAACAGGTTCTTTACCTACATTCCAGAATAGAATATCTTTATCGCTATTCTTTGGAATATATTTCCAAACCTTACCATCGTATGTATCTATAGTCGGAAATGGTGGCATATTCTGAGCCTTCTCGGCTTGTGTAAATGCCAATGGCTCTGACACAGCTTCGGCAATACCAAGTTCGCCAGCTTTCATATTACGTGATACACAAACAGAAACAAACTTTGTTTTAGGCCAAGCAATCTGCAATGCTCTTGTTAATACTCCGGTCGATGTAGCTGTATATACTACATCAGGTGCATCAATCTTTGATGCCGACTTTACGATACCGGCAGTCACTCTTTCATGCTTTAAACCTAACGGAACAAAGAAAGCATTCTTACGTTCTGCTGCCCATTTTTGAGCAATAATATTTAGGTTAGGCATTGCCGCGATGCGATGAAATGAAGTCTTAGCACCACGTTCGATGCAACAAGCCTGGTGGGATGAGATCTTTTTTGATGATGGCATAAACAGCATGACTTCTTTATCGTGCCTCTTTGCCACATCCAGAATACTCACCCCAGCCAGGCCTGTTCGAGGTTGAACATATACTATAGTATCGATATGTTCAGGCAAACTACTGATCAGGCAGTCCCCACCTCTAACCTTAGAACCAACAAGGAAGTCATCCCGTACTACTCTTACACCGTCGTGGGTAGTAACTTTTGGAACACCATATGGATCTTCCCAATCTTCTGCTAGTTCTAAGTAATAGTCCTTTGCTTCCTCAAATGAGTACAAAGGACCGACGTCTTTATTAATACCGTCAATGACGTGATTATTATGAGCCATAATATATCCTAAAACAAACTTGCATGTGTTACGCCGAAATCATTCCTCCGATAATAAGGAGGAGCAATATGGAAACTAGATCCAAACTCCATGTAAGTTTCGGCGTATTTCTTAGGATCCATGGTGTACCACTCAGATGGTGGTTCCACAACATCAACCTTATGTTTATTTAGCTCAGTTATAAACTTATGAGTTACGATCTGGCGTTCTGTCATCGATCCGCTGAATGGTTCACCTTTATAGAATCCAGTCTTTGGAATTCTACGGCCTTCCCATTCTACAGGCACAGGGCAAGAATAAGACACAGCGCAACCATATTTGCTTTCTAATTCTTTACCTTGTTTGACATACTCTGCAATCATTTCTTCCACTTTAATCAAAGCATCTTTTAGAATATTTTGACGTAGAATGTGATGGCGAATATCAATAGAACCAAATGATAGTGTAACATTGCCGCGTGGTTGTGTGCCACGAAACATTGTGTCAATACCTGCTCGTAGTGCACCAAACAATGTCTTACCATCGTTTCGATATACAGCATCGCCTTCAGCACTAAAAGCAATCGTATGGCTATCACCTACAGTAATGCCATTTGTGTTTAAGTCTTCTTGTTTTAAAAATTTTACATTCTTTTCGAATGCTTCGAATTTGTCAAACCAAGAATCAGTAAATCCTTCGTATGTAGTATTGGCACCAACACGTTTACGAAGCGATGAACAAATGTCAAACTGCCAATCAAGTGATGTAACATTCTTACATTTCATAAGCGTATCTAAACGCTCAAAGACTTCTTGATTAGCACCACCAAATAGATTTAACGAACCAGAAAAATTAGCACCAAAATCGACATAGACCTGGTCATGGTTCAAAATATTAGTAGAACACTTGTGGTCAATATCAGCATTCAATTGAGAAGCCCATACCTTAGTCCAGCCTAAAGTATGGGACTTTTTATTGACAGGGATATTTGTAACGGGGTTAGTGATAATAGCCATTATTTAGTCCGAAGCCTTTCAAAGTCTTTGGTTACGCTTTGTGCCATAATCATATTGTATGCACCTGCATCTTCTTTTCGTCCATGCTCTTCGAACAATGCCTTATGTGCCATCGCATGTTCGTATGGAGTCAAATAAATTAGGTTATCAGCACAATCAGTCCCTCCCAAGAATTTTGGGATAATATGGTGACGATGATATCCTTTCTTGGGAGGGAGTTCCATTTTCAATAACCTCATTGTGATTTTGAGTGATTATACCATAGGCAACACCAGCTGTAAACTATTTTGAATTGATGACATGAGCCATATCCATTTCTAATTGTTTTACACGTTCAGTTAGTTCAACAATCTTTTGTTCTAAGGAAATTTCTTTATTATCGTTAGTTTCGCTTTCACGATAACGCCTAGAAATATAATCATAATATGATTCATTTTCTCTAGGAAAATTCCCATTCAACTCCTGCTTCATTGAACATCTCCTTTGTCTTTTGCCATGATTCTTCCCATCGTGCAATGGGTACTTCTTGTTTTTTCATGACAACCTTTTTTACACCAACTTGAATTACACCTTTGGCGCAATCCGAGCAAACTGGTAATCCATGAACATAGAGGGTTGCACCGTCTAACGAAACCCCATTATATGTCGCATTATAAATTACATTCATTTCAGCATGAACTACCAGCTCATATTTCCTCGCACGTTCTTCATAACGTTCACTGCTATCATCAATCCCTCGAGGAAAACCGTTATAACCTTGTGAAAGTACCTGGCCTTTCGCACCTACTGCAACTGCACCGATTTGGGCAGATGGATCTTTAGACCAAGATGCCACCTGCTCTGCCAGCTTTAGATAACGTTTAGTCCATTTATCACACAAGGTTAAAATGCCTTTCGTACATATGCAAGTTTTGTACCTGCCATACAATAGTACCTGGTTTAATAATAAACTCATCTTCTTCTTGGAAGAAGTTATACGATTCTACCATTGAATCCAAGACATATTTTTGCCAAGCATAATCGTTTTTGTAACCATAAACAATGTCATTAGACCTCATTTGCACTACAGCATCTAGCTCACCGTTATCATTGATATAATATGTAACAGCATTAGTACAGATAAAATCATTTTTATCGTCTTCATTATAATCAACCCAAACAGAAGGGCGATTGTAAATCATAGAAGCACGACGAGTGCCTGGGTTATCGAGTAACTCATCTAGAGCTTGGCCGTATTGATTAAAATACTTATCACTCCAAATTAGTTTACCATAGTTAGAATTAATCTCACCATGCTCATTGGCAGAATGCGACCAAGCAGCCGGTGTCTTACCATAGATTTTTTCTAAGATATTAATGTTTGTGGATTGAGTTCTATACCATTCGATTTCAGCTTTGATATACTCTTCGTTTGGTTCACCAAAAATCGTAGGCTTATCGGCAACAAAACTTGCACCAATAACTTCGATAGTTTTTTGTCCACTACGACGATCAACCCGAAACTCTTCGTTCTTTAATTTATTTACAAAGTAATCACGAATATCTGCTGTATATAAGGTGGTCTGCATTTTAAAGACCCACCAAACCTGAAGTTTTTGGTAGTTCCAAACCAGACACGGCTTGTTGCCATGAGTCAGCAACCACTTTCTTAGTTTCTACCATATACAAAACTGAATGGCGTGGGAAATCAAAATCACCTGACGGTTCTACACCAGTCATAGTAACACCTGGAACAAATGCCAAACCTCGATCCTGTGGTGCGATCAAACGTGGTTTATTAATTACAATAGTGCTATCGTCTTGGGATACAAAACGTCCAACAAGTTCAGCACCATTCAATAGGACAAGCGTTACAACAGAATTAGTCTTCATCATTTTTTACCTTTGGTCGGTTTAGTAGATCACGATCTGGGCTTTGGCCATCTGTTTCGCCATTCATATACGAAGCGAAGAAAGTGGCGTAATTAATCAAATCAATGCATGAGTCTTCGAGTGATTCAAAGTTTTGTGAATAGTTAGGATCCGATTCCATAGCTTCAAGTACAGACTGCATCCGAAGTACTTTTGCAGCCATGATGTCAAGAATTGTAGCACATCCACGTGGATAGTACATAGCTTGACGAATCCGCGAATTTGGATTTTGGTAATCATTACCTTTTTGAGTCTGAATTTCAGCCGCTTTTTGTAGCACTTTTAGGGAGTACTTCATGACGTGTCCATCCTTTAAATTTTTCAGTTTTTGATTTGAAACGGTTTCTTGCAGTATCTTGGTGAATACCAAACTTCTCTGCAATTTCTTTTAAATTATTATACTCAATTCCGTCAACTTTGTAAACAAATTTAGGTATTCGAGTAAATTCATGCTCGACTAATTCAATACCTGCAGCTTTATAACCATCTTGCCAATTGTAGCCAGGTTGCTTTTGATATTGAACCAATGAGGTGTTTTCTTCTTTAGTTGTAATATGTACTTGACAGAATTGTTTAACCATTTCCGCTAAGTCATTTACGCCCATGCCATCTAAGACATATTGAATAAGTCTTTTGGCTGATTGATTACGAGGATGGATATGTTCCTCAGTAAGCTTTGATTTTGGCAAGCCAGTCTCAATTGCTTTTTTAGATGTATAACCAGTATAGATTACAGCCATGTCAAAGATTTGATTTCGCAAACCTTCTTTAAAAAACTTAAGTTGCAAATCATCTTCTTTGTGCAAGTTTACACCATTAATGATAAACTGTGCGAAAGCTTTATATTCACGGCGAGAATTGATATTCGCATAACACATAATAAATCTCCGTCAAATGTTTTTGTAGACGTACTCAATTGCCCTATCAGCCTCTTTATCGAGAGGGCGGTTCTTATACCAATTACCTGTTTCTTCATCAAACTGTCTGCACATCAAAGATATTTCAGACGCAGTAATAGCATATTTCTTATCTATAGCGTGGCCAGCAATTGCCACCATAATCTGGTACATTTTATGGTACCAGCCTGTATTAGTAATAGTCGAATATTCAGCAGCCAACTTTTTAGGCCAGAATGGACAATCACGATATGATGACCATGTATAGCTTTCAGTTAGTTGAGCCTTACGATGTTCCAAGACTTGTTGTTGCATTGCTTCTGGTAACCTGTCAAAGAAACTATTTAAGTTTGTTTTCTCAGGCATTGGATGCTTGAACATCAATTCTACTGGATCAATATGAACGCCGTTAGGGTTACTGAATATAAAGTTATGAGCGCCAGCATAATTTGCAGGGATATAATACATCCTAGACAAATCTTTAGTTTGCCGGTCTCCGAGTTCTCCCAATTCGGTCTGTAAAGCGTACCAAAAAGATTTAATGGAAACATTTTCAATTGTTTTTGTAAGCGGAAAGACCAAACGAAACTTAGGATTGTCCTCGGTACTACTCGCAGTAGAATAGCAAACAAACCTAAAGTGACCATAACGAGAAAGAAGGATGTCATGTAAATTCCCTTCAAATTCAAAATCGTCTACATCGACTGCACACCATCCAGCCCACTCTGTAACATTATCATTTTTACGAGTGGTCTCTGGTAGGTATACAGCCGGAGACATAAGTTCGGCATCTTTCTTAGTCTGCCGAGGTTTTTTAGATAGATCATACAAGACGGTTTCAAACGCATCGAAGTTTGGTAGATCAATGCGCTTGTCCGTCTTGTTATCGAAAATGCTGTTAAACAGCGTTAGTGAGATTGCCTGTGTTGTCATAATGTTCTGGACCAGTCCAACCTTCAGGTTTAATCAAATCAGGCAGGCCAAGCGGATTTGGCCTACTTTCCTTAACGCCAGGCTCTTTAGCCATATTGGCATTGTGTACACTATCCCATGCTTTATATGCATCGACACCATAGGCATCAAGCGTACCGATTGCAACTACGCAAAGATCAATAAGACCATCAACAACTTCTGCTGTGTTTCTATCTAGTAACGCAGCTGCCCGAGTTTCATTCAATTCTTCTTCAAGAAACTTCAACCGAAATTCAAGAAACTTTTGCATGTACTCGGTATTGTCTTTGTTCTTATCCATCCAATCATGAACACCAAACTTGGCGTGCATGTCATTAATATCTTTTACCCAATCTTTACTCATAATCTATATTATACCTTATTTTTAATCTTTTGTAAACTATCCAAAGAAATCTTCTAAAGTTGCTCGTTCTTCGGCAGACCAGCCAATAGAGTCTAGAATTAATTTCAATGGTTCAATGAAAGTCTTGTTGAATTGTAAATCATAATCTACATAACGATGAAGTTGCATCTCCTCTGGTAAGTGATCTGGAAAAGCCACCACATTTTCTTTAATATGGTTAGGCAATTTTAAGTAACAGAACTTAATACGAGAACCATTTTGAATGAGCTCGTATTGTTTCGTCAGCTTATTTTGTTTTAGGTACTTATTATATAACAGCGAACCGCGTACATGAATTGGTGTACCCTTCTTATAGATCATAGAACGGTCAGACCAATCAGTAATATTTGATACTGATCTGGGGAAAGCCACGCGGTCTGGTGGCAATGACTTAAACTCATTCTTGAAATTACGAATGTAATCTTGAGTCGCCGACTCTGAACCAGAAATAATGATCTTAAAGATTTCTTTGAACTTATCACGGCAAATTTCAGGCGTAGAAGATTTGACTGCTTCAATGCCCATAATTTTTAGTTTAGGTTCTTCGTATTGGACGCCTTCAGAATTGTGTACATTTAGAATGTACCGCTTCTTTGCAGTCCAAATACCACGATCTGCAATAACTTCTCGTTCCATTTCCATACGAGGTTTATGGCAATTTAGTTTACCATACAGATCATCGTATGCCTTTTTGAGAATAGGAACAAAGTGATCTTTACAGATTTTATCAAGAAATGCAACTGGATCTTTTGGTTTCAGTGCCTTTACCATAGGACCGAAATTAATATACAAAGAATCAGTATCAATAGCAATAACGTAATCGCGTCCATCGGTCTTCAACAACTTATTCATTTCTTCGTTGATAGATTTTTCTGCCCAACGAATAACCATTTGTCCAGTGAGGGTAACAGCTTCAGCTACTTGTAAGTCAAAGTATTTAAAGTATTGATTACCCAACGCGCCATAAAGTGAGTTCATCAAAATCTTAATAGCCATTTGCTGGTTATGTAGACGATTAATCTCACGTTCAAGTTCATATGTTTTTGTTTTTTGATATGATTGTTCTGCTGCTAACATCATCTTTTTAACAGAACGACGGTCATCATAATAATCAACAATGATAGTAGGTACTACACCATCAATATTCTTTTTATACAAAGAACCGTTTGCTGCAATGGCATAGTTTTTATCACGATGAACAGGGTGGACTGGGTCCATGTCAGAACCATGATACCTTAGGTAATGGTCCACACCTGAATCTGCAATATCACCTTTTACAATGGTTTCGGGAGACATATTCCATTGTACAATGATATTAGGATAAAGCGAATTCAGGTCAAATGACACGACCCAGTCATGAGCGCCAGTCATAACCTCTTTTACATAGCCACCTGCAAAGGCAGTCTTATGTTCGGGAGAAGAGTTTACTTTTGGCGCTTGTTTAAGAGACAATAGTTTTCGATAGATAATCGATTCCCATATGGCAACTGTACCAAACACGTCTTGGTAGTTAACACCGCCTTTATAGGCTACTGTCATAGCCAGAGTGATAAGGCCCATTTTATCTTCAAGCCTATCAACTAGCTGAACGTCTTTCATGTTATAGTCAATATATTTTTGAAAGTCGTCTTTGTATAGATTTTTTAGTGAACCAGATTCTTCGAAAGAAAGCTTCTTTTCACCAAGTACCACATACGCAATATGGTCAAGTTTGTATGATTCTTGTGTACCATACGCATAACCAAACTTTTGAAACAGTTCTAGATAATCCATGACTTGTACGCCACGAATGTCATATGTTTCATCTGCACGATTCATGCGTTTTACTGTACGATGATCAACCATTCCCCATGGCGAAAACCGTTTACACATATCAACACCAAGTACGCGATTAACACGGTTGACTAGGTATGGAATATCAAAAAAGCGAACATTCCACCCAGTCAATACATCTGGCATATTTTTATGTGTAGAATAAAAATCCAAGAACTTCATAAGAAGACTGGCTTCGTCACGACAACGATAATATTTGACAGGCTTAATCAGTGCGGCTTCTTCATCATAACCGCCGTAGCCCCAAACATGATATACACCATCGACATTGTTTTTTAGCGTAATGGCCAATACACGTTGGTCTGCAACCTTAGGATCAGGGAAACCATCGTTGTACTCTGTTTCAATATCAATTGTCGTTACGTTAATTTTATCACGATCAAATTCAATATCTCGTGGAAACTTCTTGGCAATGTATTGATGAATATAGTTAGTAGTACCATATACATTAAAGCCAGTTACGTCATTATATTTTTCAATCCATTCCTTTGCTTCACGCATAGATTCAAAGTCGACCGGACCGATTGGAGTACCGTCAATTCCAGTCCAACCAGTGTTTTCTTTTGATGCTACGTAAAGCGTAGGACTAAAATGTTCTTTCTTGAATACTTTTTTGCCGTTTGTATCATAGCCACGATATAACATAGAATTACCGTAGCGAACGACTGATGTGTAGAAATTTGACATTTAGCCTCCATAATATATTTACAAATTGTACTATAATTGCACATAAAAGTAAACAACAAAAAAAGGGACCGCAAAGTCCCTTTTATGTTATACGTTTCTAACGTGAATGGGCCAATTGACCTGCTGGGTCAATGGTCGAACTCTTCGTGGTCTGACACCATTAGAAAATACAACCATAACCGATATCACAAGTGATACTAAATTATGCCCGATACTTTTGTGAAGCATCTACAGCACACGAATGAATCATACCGCGAGATAAACCAATATCGTTAAGTTCTCTGTCAGTCAGAGCCGCTAACTCTTTAAAGGTTTTATTGTACTCAGCGTACGCGGAGATCGCCATGGTAAATGATCTAAGCAGTAATCCGACGAATTGTAGCATCGTATCCCTCCTTTTTTAGCATTTCCATGATATCGTGAATAGACATGGCAGTTTTATATTCATTGCGAATATAATCTGCTAGTCTAAAGTGTGCTCTATTCAGGTTAGCTTCGCTGAGGGTATTAAATACCTTCTTGAAGAAGTTGAGAAGTGTTGTCATTTTTTTCCTCGTTTTTTCCAATTGAAATTTTACGAGGCTGCTTCTCTTTAGGTAGAATGACTTCTAAATTGACAGCCAAAATTCCATCCTGCAGATCAGCTCCAGTTACTTCGGTATATTCCGACAGCCTAAATGACTTTTTCCAGTTCTTTGCACTAATACCTTTGTGAACATACTTATTCTGCTCACGACGCATTGGCCGATTACCAGAAATGGTAAGAACGTGGTCCTTAACTTCAATATCAATATGTTCTTTTTTAAATCCAGCCACAGCTAATTCTAGAATGAAGTGCAAGTCTTCATCCTTCACGACGTTATGTGGTGGATAGGTATCCTTCGCATGCTTGTGAATATTCTCAAGCTGATCGAAGATGTGGTCAAAACCGATAAACCCAGCGCGTGGGTATACTATATTTCCAGTCATTGTTTCCTCCTATTGACTAGCAAGGTAAGAATGGACTCCCTCTCGGCAAGTCCATCTTTATTTATACAATCACAAACATAGATCTTCGTATTTTATAGCATGAATTCTATGCAGTGATCGATCACCAGAGTATTCTGAAGTGATTACTGTTTTGATCCAATGTTGTATTTTGGACACAATTCCCATTTGCTCTTCTCCCTGAATGGAATGATTTTGATTTGCCTCAAAGGAGCTAGCGGTTGGATATTTTCTTTATTATCGATAGTAATTAATCCCCAATCCGAAATGAGTTGCGCAATCGTATTGCGACGTGCAACATCGTTTTCTTCTAGATTAGATTTCTTACCATCTAGCAAGAATAGTTCTTTAAAATGGACAATGAAATATCTGCCCTGTTTGTGTAGGATATGACAGGACTGAAATAATTTATTATCTTTACGAGAAGCAACTCCAATACGAGTTAGCGTCTCACGAACCTTTAAAAAGTCATCAGGCTCGTTTAGTGTAACCTCCAGCATGGAGGCAGGTGTCCATTCTACATTCTTATTTTCTTCCACCTTTGTAAACCTTTTTTCTCAAATCGTCTAGTTGTGTGGACGAGAGAAGTTTACAAGCCTGGCGTGCTTTTTCATTGCTATAGCCATAGTATTCCTTAACCACTTCCACGTCACTCATTTTTTGGGGTTTAGCCCATTTGGAAAATCTTTTTTTCTTCCTAACGATATTTATAAGAAAATCGAATTGTAAACGGTGATCAAGGTGGTGATGTTTATTCATCTCATTTGCAATCAAAATCGTATCTTGAAAATATGATAGACCACGATTGACCATAAATGGAGCATACGCCTTTTCAGATATGTCATCCACCATGATATTTGATTTGCCATAATTGATATCATTTAAAAAATCAAAAGGACTTAGGGACATTCACACCTCTGGACATTATCATATGCCTCACGCATAGCTTCGAACATATTCATTAACGTAAAATCAGCCGTATCGACTTTATTCAAATGCACATCTTTATAATACACCTGAGGAACAGTACGATGTCCACGCTCTTTTAGAAACAGCTTTTCGTTTGTGTCAACACTAATATTAACAGTAATATAGTTAATACCATATGAATTCAGTTTGTTTTTAATCTGATCACAATATGGGCAGTTATCTTGGGTGTATACTCTAATTAAGCTCGACATTAGCCATTACCTCTGTAAGACATGCAACAACGTTCAATTCATGATCAGCAACAAAAGCATTTTTGTATTGATAGTCAGCGAGAATTAAAACCAGTTGCGGAATAGATTGTGGTGCCACAATATCCGTTGAACGGTCATAAATGGCCCTAAAGATTGCACTAGCATCAGTATCTATATTGTTGGCTACCCATGAACGCATCTTCTTAAAGTCTTTGCTCTTGAGCATTTTGAATAGATCATCGTAGTTGTCTGTCTTAGTATCAGAACCAGAGATGCTACCGCTAACAGACTTACGTTGCAACTCATTTAAAATACGACGCATGTCTGGGGCAAACTTAATAATAATGTCTGCCAAAGTTTTCTCTTCGTACTCTACACCCTCAATTTTGAGAATGTTTTTACAGCGTTCCATAAAGGTGCCGCATAGAGTTGGCAACTGCTTCTTAGTAATAGTAAAGTCGTATACACCACAACGAGAATGCAATGGATCGATAATACGATTTTTAAAATTACAAGTAAGAATAAAACGACAGTTGTTAGAGAATTCTTCGATAAATCCACGAAGTGCTGGTTGAGTAGACTGCGGATTCAAATAATCAGCCTCATCAAGGATGACAACTTTATAGCCACCTTGCAATGATACTGATGATGCAAATTGTTTAATTTTGCCGCGTAAGGTATCGATGTTACCTTCTTCAGATCCGTTGATAATAATCCAATCTAGATCTAGTTCGTTACAAAGTGCTTTTGCAACAGTTGTTTTACCGACACCGGCAGAACCAGTAAACAACATATTTGGCATTTCGCCAGATTCGATAATGCCTTTAAATGTCTTTTTCAAGTCTGGTAATAAGACACACTCATCAATCAACCGAGGGCGGTATTTTTCCACCCATAGGAAATCATTAGACATTCACTTCTCCACATAATATAATAAAAGGTTGAGGAGCTAACCGTTGGCTCCTCGCGAGGTTATTTCTGGCTCCTACCCCAAAAGCGAGATGACTCCCATCTCATATCTATTTATCAAGATTCCGCCTCAACCATAGCAGCTTCTTGTTCCATATTTTCAACTACTTGAATCATTTCAATGCACATATCACGAAGATTTCCAATAGTAGAAAGTTCTTCGCCTTTAAATGCACCACGTTGAGTCATAGCATCGATGACAGCAACTGTAGATCGTGATGTTTTATTTGCTAGGTCGCAAAGTTTGTTTACTGCTTCAGACATTTATTATCCTCCAAATGATGATGTTTTTTCAAGCGCAATCCAATATTTGGTGTTTAGATCCTTATTATGGAATTGCGATACAAGCTTACGTGAAATCTGAACTTCATAATCTCCAGGGAGAATCTTAAGATTGCCAATGCTCAGAATAAAATTGAAAACAATATTCGGATCATATTCACCATCAACATCGATAGAGAAAACGTTCGAAGTCATGTTTTCGGTATCAACCACAGAAAGAGACAAAATACCATCATTGCCAGAAATAGACACTTCATCATGACCAAATGCTGAAGCAGCTTTTTTCAAACGATTCAAAGTATGGTTATCCAACGTAAAGGTCACATCAGCGTCAGGCATATTGATGCCTTTCTGTGGGGTAGTCAAAGTTTCTTCTGCGGAGTAGAAGTATTTGACTTTAGATCTGCCAGATGAGTCAGAGATTGTTACGGACTCGTCACCAAATGACAAATTGGGTTTATCAACAAGACCAAGCGCGTTAATGAATTCATTTAGATCATACACACCAAATCGTTGTGGAAACTCTTCAGCTACAGAAGCCGTAGCAAGTACGTTCTTTGCTTCAGAGATTGTTTTAATTTTATTGCCTTCTTCAATCAAGATATTTTGATTGATACCAGAAAAGTTGCGAAGAATATTTAGAGTATTTTCACTGAGTTCCATAATCATCTCCAATTAATGTGAAAACATTATACCATGTAACCATTGCGTTGTAAACTATTAAGCTGCAATTGCACTAAAATTTTTATCCTTTTTGAATTCAATTTTAGATTTAAATTTACCATCTAAAATCTCACCTTTATGTGATATAACAAAAATATTACTATCATCACCCAAAGTGTTAAGAATCTTTAATAAGTTCTCAACACCGTCTCCATCCAATGAGGAGTCAAAGGTTTCATCCAGGATCAGAAGGTTAGTAGCAACCGAGTTCTTCATCTTGGCAATTTGCCGCCAAGTGAACAACAGTGCTAGGTCAATGCGCTGCTTCTCACCTTCTGAAAAAGAGTCATAAGAAAAATCATCACGATGGCGTGATCTAATAGTCTCATGAAATTCTTCGTCTAAATCAAAATGAACAAAGAAATCTAGAATTTGTAGATACTGATTAATCAGCTGGTTCATAACTGGCAAATACTGCTTAATGATTTTAGTCTTAATACCAGTATCTTTTAGCATTTCACCAATGGCTAACTTGTAAGAAAATTCATCGTTCTTAACCATCTTGTCATCTGAAAAAGCCTCTAGAGATATCTTAATTTCACGTAGATCTGCATTTGCCTGTTTTAGGTCAGCTTCAACTGTGTTGTCAAGTTCGTCTCGAAGACTTCCAATTTGTCTTTGCAACCTAGATATTTCTTTATTGTTATAATGAATACCTTGTTGCCATGTTTTGACTTCGGACAATAACTCCTGCGTAGACCGAATATCCTCTTCAACTGAAGCTGATTCTGCAGCGAGCTTGTCCATAGCTTCTGTAAGTTCTTTTGCCTTTTGTTTCGCACCTTTGAGTTTATCGTCTCTAAGGCTACTACTAATATCTTGTGAACATGTGGGACACGATTCATTGTCCTCGTAGAACCTAGCTTCCTTAGCAATTGTACCCATTTGGGTCTTGAAAGTTGCTGAGTATGAAACAAAGCTTTGTTTTTTATTATTGAGCCTATCGTTTTTCTCCTCTAATGGAGCAAGATCAGCTTCAACTTTAGAACTCAAACTAATGTTTTCCTGAGTCAATGCATTAATTTGATTTTCAGCATCAACGATAGCTTCTTTTTTGGCTGTTACATTTTGTTCAGTTAACAGTTGAACGTCTGCAATATATTTTTTCTGAGTAGTTACTTTATTTTTTGTCAGATCAATCTGATATGTCAAATCCTTAATCTGTTCTTTTAAGCTATTCATTTCTTCTTTGAGGATAGTATTCATTTTAGAGAATACACCAATATCCAACAAATCTTCAATTACAGCTCGGCGATGACCTGGTTGCAATTGCATGAAAGGAATAAACGAAGAAGAACCAAGTACTACTACCTGATGAAAAGACTTATGATTGATTTTTAGGATATTATTTTCAAGGATCTTCTGATATTCTTTTGCATGAGAAGATTGGTTGATTAGATCACCATTCTTCCAAATTTCGAATACAGTTGGTTTAATACCACGACAAACCTTGAATTGAGCAGCACCAACTTTAAACTCTACTTCAACTAGACAACCTTTAGAATTAATAGAGTTAACCAACTGTGGTTTATTGATGTTACGATGTGGTTTACCAAACAATGCAAATGCCAAAGCATCAAGCATCGTAGACTTACCAGCTCCGTTCTGCCCTACGATTAATGTAGAGGAAGAACCATTCAATTGGATTTCGGTAAAGTTATTTCCTGTAGAAAGAAAATTCTTATACCGAAGCTTTTCAAATATAATCATACTACTTCAAGAGCCTGGGCCTGAGTCATCAATTCACGCATTTTAATTTTAATGCGATCTTTGTCTAGAGTCGTGTCAACACCGTCAATATAATCATCCATTAGCTTTGGAGTATCATCAACCTGCAAACCTTCGTCTTCGACGTTTGAACCAATAAACTCACTAAAATTTTCTGCAATCTTTAAATCGTAAATGTCTTCATTCTGAATTCGATCAATAAATCTATCAAACCCAAATGTGTCCATTTTATTTACTACGACAACCTTGACAAACTTATTAGTTAGCTTTGATGTGTCGTAGTCATTATAATCATTTTCTACGTCATTGTAAACAATTTTATGAAAAAGTGTATAAGGATTTAGAACCTTTTCAACTTCTCTTGTTTCCGTATCAATGATATGAAAATACTTTGGATCATGAGCGTCAGACCAAGTAAACTCTAATTGGCTTCCTAAATACCAAATATTGCCTTCTTTTGATGCTGTATGATAATGCCCAGACATGACTAATTCAAAGCGATTAAATAGATTTGCTTCCATGCCATGGGTACTTTTTACACCACGCATCATATCAAAGCCATTGAGCTCTAAATGGCCACCAAGCCAATCTGCTTTGCAGTTAGCAATAAAGTCCATAGATTTTTCATAGTTATCCGAACAAATCCATGGTAGTAGTGCTAAACGCAAAGAACCATATTCCATGACCGTGGGTTCCATGACAATATTTACTTCATTCATATAATGACCCAACAATTCTTTCAAAGAGTTGAGATCATTTGTATTCTTGTAAAAAGTGTCATGGTTACCAGGGATGATATCCATTGACATACCACGTTCACGAAGTTCATTCAAAAACACCTTACGATTATGATTTAGTGCTTTGAAGTTAACATACTTACGATGATCGTAATAATCACCAAGATGCAAAATCTGCGTGACACCACGGCTTTCACATTCTGGAAAAAATATATTACTATAAAAATCACCAGCATTCTTTAGAAAGATTTCTGATGAATTCCTGATACCGCAGTGAGTATCATTCAATACTGCAATTTTCATTATTGATTCGTTTTCATAAACTCTGACAGATTGGAATCAGCTTCTACGTTACGCTTCTTACGTTTCTGCTTTTCTTCCTTGATGTATTCCTTGATTTCATCATCAAAGGATTTGACTTTATCAATTCGATCTTTAAGAACATCAACAAACGAACCAATAACACTAGTGGTAAGTTGTTCCATGTCTTCGTTTGTGATAAAGTTTTCTACACCAGAATTTGTCAAGTAACTTAACTTAATATCCTGTTGCTTTTTCTCTTTTGCAATACGACGCAAAAAAGCATACCATGAAATTTGAGTAAAGTAAGCAAATGCATTTGGTTTACCAGTACGAGTTGCTGCTTTGATATCATAGTTACCAATAGCTTTTAAACAATTCTCGACCGCATCCATAACCATCTCTTCACGGTATGTGTATCGAATAAAATTAGTTTTATGTGACAAACCTTCTGCAATACGAAGGAAACACTGAGCAATATAATCAGGAACTTTTGGAATGTCCGTCTTATTATCCCTGGCTTCATTGACTGTCATAACATAATCAACTACCGCCTGAGAAAAATCAGCGTTATTTACATAATGAATACTTTGTTTCTTTGACCTAGCCATATGACCTCCTGTAATAGGAATTATACCATATGCAGACTGTAAAGTAAATATAAAAAAAGTTATAATTTTTTAGGTAAAGGTATGTACAAATCTTAAAAAATAGTGTAAAATTAGTATAACATACGCCGGGGGGAAGAGGTATACCCTTAATGAATCATTTTAGAAATTTCTTCTACTGATTCTTCCTCGTCTTCTTCTAATTTACTCTGAATATAGTCTGCCATTTCTTCTTCAGTCATATTGGCAAATTCATCTAGATGAAAACCTTTACGAGGACCACCTTCAGACGTTGCCATTTTAGTCAACGCTTCAATATAGTGTTCCATCAATTCATCTGTAGGATTTGATTCACCAATAATATGAGCTGCATTTAGCATATGCAAATCATTTGGGTCAGACGTAAACCCCATCCATGGGGTAAATGAAAAGAATCGAAAACCTTGGTCCAAATTTTCACCAGTAACAATTTTAAGTGCGGCTCTTATGACAATCTTAGGATCATCTTGTGAGTCCCATTCTACTACTTCACATAGAATTTCTTCATCATTAGTAAGCTTAAATTGTTTTACTTGATCGTAGTTCATATTTTAATCTTATAGGTTTTCACGTTAAATTCTTCACGAGTATAGATTTCATTCCGATGATCGCCATGTGTCATAGCAAAATTCGGCTTTCCCTCAAATACAATATTATCTATAATGTCATAAAGTACCGTCGTTCTACCGTCTTCAGATTTTCTTAATCCTCGCCCGATACTTTGTAGGACTCTGATTTGTGATTTCGAAGGAGAAGCAAATACAATATTGTGTAGATTGCGGATATTGATACCGGTACTAAAAGTGCCAAGACTAGCAACGATAATGGCATTTTTCTGTTTCTCCATAATTCCACGAATGGCTTCACGGTCTGAAGTAGCTACTTCGCCAGAGACAAAAAATACTTTACGTCCCTCATCGACCTTTTTATTTATGCTATCAAAAAGAGGCTTACCATGTTTCTCAACATAGTTGAACAGAACAAGCGTATTACCTTTAAGGTCGTTAGTTAGGTTTGTAATGAATTTATTTCTTTTTTCGTTCTCTACGATCCACTCGATTTCTTCTTGGTAAGTTCGTTTTCCAAACTCTTTCCGTGTCTTGTCATCATAATCGAGTACGAGACGTTTGATATCAAGAGGTGCAAGTGTATCATTATCTTGTAGAGCCTTTGTTGTAGTGACTTTGAAGACCTTACCGAATAAGCCCTGGAGGACAAGCTCATGTGTTTCAGACCCGTCCAAAGTTCCGGTCGTACCATATCTATACTCCGCTTCTGTTGCTTTGTTCATGATATTCATCAGGGACTTGGATTTAAATCCATGACATTCATCACCGAGAACCATACCGAAAGGTTGATACCACATTTTTGGTAGTTTATAAATTGATTGCCATGTCGTAATAACAATCGGCTTTTCAGTGTCCTTATCTTTACCAGAATAAATCTTATGGACAAATTCTTCGCCCATTCCATAAGTCACAAAGTCTGAACTCATTTGCTCAACTAGTGATGTTGTTGGTACAATAATAAGAACTTTTTTGCGCTGCTGTTTAATAAACCATCTCATCAACAAATAAATGATAAGAGATTTACCTGAACCAGTCGGTGATACTAGTACAGCTCTTTTACGTTTTAAGCCCTCGATGCAAGCTAAAAATTGATAATCCCTGATTTTAATGTGTTCAGGTAAGCCAATAGAATCTACAAAATCTAAAAATTCTTTTGGATCAGGTTTGTCTTCTGAATACGGAAGACCATACTCGGTTTCTACCAATTCAAATTTATAGCCACGTGATTCTACAAACTTGAGTAGATGATATATCAAACCAGCAGGTAATTCACCAGTTTTAGTATCAAACAACCTTATCTTGCCGTCCCAGATTCTGCGCTTAAACGCAGGCATAAACTTATAACCTGGGACAAAGAAAGAAAAGAATTCTTTTAATTCTTCGGCAGGACCAAATTCACAGTCAATGTGAAGGTTTGCATGATTTAGTTTCCTGACTCGAATTGTTTCCATTTGATAATATTACCAATCGTTTGATGTCTCCACGTGATATTTGAAACCATATCAGTGAGTGTCTCTACTAGCGTTTTATAGTACTGAATTTTTTCTTCTGACTTTTGAATTTCAGGATCAGCATCATAATAATAGTCTAATTCGCCTTTTAGAATTTTTAGACCGTCAAAAGGATCCGGATCCCAACCAAATTCTTTAATCTTTTCTTGATCGAGTTTCCCATTGTAATATAGCCATTTTTGCTTAAGCAAAGTTTTTTGAGAAAACTCTGCCCTCTTTAAAAGAAGCTTTGCAGTTGAAAGCTTCTCTAAATACTTAGCATGTAGCAAGGGGGTTTTTCTGGAACTCTCATCCAGGTGAATGGGATCAATGACAGAGTCTTCTGCCCATTCGGCGTGTAGTTCTTTCAAATCAATCATGTTGTAGTCACCATAACAATAAAAGCAATAATCGTGCACACGAAAATTATTGTCGCAATATCAGAATCTTTCATTATATATCACTTCACAAAAGCACCGATTCTTCCATGAACTTCAGGATCTTCGATATATCGATATCCTTTTGGAGGACTTATATCTTCACCTTCCCATACAGGAATAAATTCTTGTATGTCATTTTTAAAATCGGGGTTGGACCTAAAGTGGACCTCAATTAGATTTCCACCAATGAACTCACAGTTTATATATTCTTTATCTTTGAATGGTTCTAGGATTTTGGGCAGAGAAACCTCAGCATCAAACCTGACCCATTTATTCCATTTAGTTAATGTATCCTCATTTTTGAAACCTTGGACAACCAAACACGATTTACCGTAATGGTAATCAACAGACAGATGCGGACCATCAAATACCTCACACCAAAAATGGCCTACAGGCAGATGCATAGTCTCACGATCAATCCATTCAATGGATGCACCCATGCCTAAACCTATCATATTAACACACGGTCTGACAATATAATAATCTGGTTTGGGTACGTCTAAGCCGACAGGACCACACTTGTATCCCATCTTCCTTGATAGAATGAGTTTATCCATGACCCAGAGTTCATCTGGATCGGCTGTATACCAATACAGATCTTCATCTGTATCGTCGTTATTCCAATTCAAAATATGTAAATCTGAAGCTAATCGGGAACGTGATAAATTCGTTACCACTAATTGCGGATCCAAACTGAACGTCACCTAAACCAATTGGAACACATTCATAGTACCGAACTTTCTTGACGGTATTATTATGCGAAGACAAAAGAGATAACGTGATGTCTGCGTAATGAGGAATCACAGTGTCAGTTCTTTGAGTAGCCCTAACTGAAGGCTCATCGACCAACCTACGAATCCAGTCATACATTTCAGTATAACCTTTCATATCCTCATCTAAGATAACGTTGGCGGTAAGTGCACCAAACGTTAGAGAATCACCAGCAAAAGGAACGCTAGCAATTTTTCTAAATGGAACTTCTGCAGAATTAACCCCAATACCTGGGTGGTTAATTGTTTGTGCAAAGAATTCCAAGTTCGGATAGTTTTTTCTATCCAGAACCAGCTTATAGCTTGTGGGCTGTAAGTAATTTATGTTTTTCGTAAGTGTAGCCATACTGTTATTTATACAAAAAAAAGGCTGCCCGAAGGCAGCCAAGTTTGGGAGGGTAGGAAAAAATCAAAAAGATGCTTAAAACATCTGGCCGTGACGGCGAAGGTATTGCTTACGTCCAAGGACCTCATACATTACTGTTTGAATGTAGCCAAACCAATCTTGGCCAGAAGCTGCAATTTCTTTTAGTTCTTCCATCATGGTATTACATTCACCGATAGTTTCGGCCTTATCGATCTTTTGAATCCAGTCTGTAAAGGTTTCGTAGTTCATCGTGTGTCTCTATGTTTTGGTTAATGATTATGTTATATCAAGCGTTATAACCATTGTACACACTTAAAGCGCAAAAAATGTAAAAAAAAGAGGGAGCCAAAATTGACTCCCTCCAGTTAAAAACCAAATTAGTTTTTATTATGTCAGAATGTTATCCACACGGAAGATTCTGTAGTACTGGTTAGTACGGTTTGTAGCAAGACCGTCTGAAGGTGTAGAACCAACGAATGGGTTTGAAGCCATGCCGTAACGAGTCTTGAAGCCGATGCGTGGCTGGAAGTTGTCTTCACCAACCGCACGTACCATGGTCAATGGAACGTATGGGCAGTAGAACAGACCAGCGTCGTATGGGTTAGCACCCTTGTAGCCGACGTTGACGTAGTCAGTGTCAGCATATGGGTCGATATATACGCGGGTACGACCGTTCAGGATACCAGCGAAGGTGTTACCAGTGTCATCAACTTCCAACTGAGTTGACATAGCTGGTGAGTAATCCATCATGCCAGCAGCTGCAAGAGCAGAAGCAACGTCAGAAGAACAGATGAT